TTTGGATTTGCAAGAGTCACATCAGCAATGATGCAACTCCAGCCCGTCCATGAATTAAACACGATGTCAGAAGACACCTACACTGGTGACACTCGGCCTTTTGAGTTGGAATAGATTCCCAGCCCTTAGCGTCGGTGTAGTTTGGTTCAATCCATTACAGACTGAAGATTGTGGTCAAAATCGCAGTTAGCGAAATATGACTCTCTTTTCCGTTTTGTAGTGAAGATCCATACACTACTGGCCGGAAGGCAAAACACGTGTTTGTCAAAACCAATGAGCAGAGAGATGATCTGTAGCCTGGAAAGATGATGATTGGTTCTCAATCATTTTATCTTCCCAGAGACTATCTCCCAATGGATTCATTCTTTCATCCTGAGAAAGGACTTTATCATAATCTAGGACTTCATCTCCTTCATGACACTCTTTATCGAGGTCATGTAAGGCGAAGTCAAAAAGACTGTGTAAAGTTTCCTCAGGACTAGGAATAGATCCACTTGTTCGGTGCTCTGTCACGGTTCCAGACTTGGATTCGTCATTCTGATGTTTGGCTTCAATCAAGAAGTCAACATCAAGATCAGAATTATACCAAGTTTGGACGTCGTGACCCGAACGGATGCTTGTAGCTAAATGAGTCAGAAAAGTCTGTGTTAAACAGTCTTGAGCTTTCCTATAATGCTTTCTCTCAACAAAGAAGATCTGAGTCTTCACCATTTTTAACGATGGTAAAGACTGGATCCTAATGCGAGAGTTAGCAAGGATATCAAGGAATGTTTTATAAACAGGACCTTCTAGCTTTTTCTTCCTGAATTCCCTAAGTTCACGTGTAGTGAGCTCAGGGTGACAATCGTAATCGTCGTCACTTTCAGGTCGTTTAGCAAGAGTAAGAGATCTCACTCGGTCAATAATACTGGAGTCTGGATCGGGAATCACATCCTGATCATGAACTGCAATATAAGGTGCCCTGACGGGCACCAGACCGGTGAATTTCTCAAAATCTCTATCACAAGCCGGAGATACAATTTTGTCTAACTCTGCAAGCCAAACCTGCTTCGCGAGAAGCTGGTTAACTTTACCAGAATGGACAAAACGGCTTCCAAGTCCACCGTGTGACTTTGGAACCTGCAAACTTGCCGGAGTTTCTTTGAGTTTATGGAAATTATTCGATATGTAAACATTACGAAAAATATCCTCAACACCATAGAAATTCTGGAAATCTGCATAAGTATCTCCAATAGGACCACCCTCTCTCCGAAGGAGAGAAACTTTACCAGTATGTCTTATCTGCATATTGTCATTCTCTTCACAATAAGTGAATAATTGAGAATTAACAGTGCAGAAAGACTCTGAAACAAAGTTCTTTCCTAGAGAGAGGGAGAGACCAATACGAGGAGCATTTGTTTTCCAATTGTTGATTGCATCATGTGATGTATAGGCGACTAAGTCGTCACCATTCACAAGGTAATCATCCTCCTTCATCCCGCTATATTCTGCAATAAATGCATTTGCGAGACAAAGGAGTGGAAAAGAAAGCAGACTACCCATGAGTTGTCCAGAATTCTGAATTCCGTCAGGAACTAAAGAATTCTTTGGATACTCAATTGAGTGTGGTCCTACTTCGTATCGAGCCCACTCTTTCGTGGGCTCATGGTCAATATGGTCCAAAATACCTTCCATGAGGGCTTCAGTAACCCACATGGGCAAATTATCCGTGGCTGCGGTATAGTCGCCGCTAAGCCAGGTTCTGTCATCCGAATAACGATAAATTCGATTGATCTCCGATTCCATCTTCGTGAAAATGGCAGGTTCATCTCTTTCTTCAATATCTTCTAACTCTAGGTTTTTTATGCCATGAGTCAAAGAAAATTGAGGAAAATGAGATAGACCTTGCCACATCACTTTTTGAAGTGGTTGGAGAACTTTCAAATCACATTCGCCGGCCGTGATGATCCGAACTTTTAAAGGTTCGGCTAATGCTACCGCCTTCACAGGTGGTAAGCTATCAGGAGGACTGAGTGGAAACTTCAAATAAGTGTGCAAACCGGGCGTGAGCTCGGAGGTACACTCATGAAGATCCATACAGATCTCATCTTCACGGTACGAACGACGGAACTGGACATTTCCTATTTCCTGAGTCCAGGCACCAGTTAAATTCCTATGATGGAAGTGTAGTCGAGAAAGGACTTCTTGACATACTTCACTAGAAATTTGACTAATACCTATACAGTCTCTTTCAAGATTGAAACTCACTTTGCTTTGTAAAGAAGCACAAGAAAGTGAATCACCGGGGGTGGGTGCAACCCAACCTCCGAACTGACTATAGAAGTTTTCCCTTTGGTTAGGGACGAACTTTCTATCGTTAGATCTTAAAGATTCTGTCGGACATACATAATTGTCAATTAGGATTTTCGAAGTGAACTTTCTTCCATACTGATTCTTAGCAATTTGAAGTGGGTAATGAAACCTACGCCAAATTGCAAGAGGGTCAATAACAGAAGAAGATCCATTATAGAAAAATCCTGATCCAAAAGGAACGTTCGACGTCACAATAATGATAGGTGACGTAAAATAAGTTCCTTTTTCGGACAATTCTGCCATAGGGAGAATGTACGGGTTTGTGCTCACAAGTTGAGCAAATTCCTGTACATCGGATGAGTCAGTTACATTCTGGCCCCAATCATCTAGAACAGCAATAGGTTGGTTGCAATAACCATCCCAATGCTTAGATGAACAAGAGCGAGAATAATAAAGATCATCATCTCCCAATTTTGGAAATAGTGTCCTCGATATTCTTTGAACCAATTCACGAAGGATTGTTGACTTCCCTGAAGCGGGAGGACCAAACAGTCCAATCACGAATGGTTCAGATCTATTCCTACCATCAAGAGTCAGGGGATCCTGGCCAATGAGGATGGATTTCTTTTCAGCAATTGCTTGAAGAGCTCCACCCTTTTGACGAGAATTCTCATAACAAGATTTCTGGTTAGGGATGACAGATTTGTAAGGATCATAATGTTCTTCAACATACGATCCAAGCTTTTTAGAAGCAAATTCTTTGAGCTTTTTATACAAATCTTCATCTTTAGGAATAAGATCCGTCTCACAACGGACAAGGCCTGAGCGATGTTTCAGGAGACCATCATTTAAGAAGGTCTCTGGAACAGCTTGGCAAAGTCCTTTAGCTTGTAAAAGTGAAAAATAAAGTCTTACGAGATCATTCTGATCCTGACATTTACCTTCGGCATATGTCCTCATCGAAGAGGGCATTAGGTCAAAGGCGTCAGTTTCAAAATTCTCTGGTAGTTCTTGTTTCGATTTTAAGGAAAAAGAACCACAAAAAGACAATTTAATCAATTTCACAAGCTGCACTTCATCTTTTCCTTTCGGGAAAGAACGTAAGAAGTGTGCAGTGAGACTAAGAATAGGATAATTTCGCGAGGAAGATACGG